ACGTCTGCGGCGACGTCGTCCCACGTCCAGGTGTCAGGCTGCAACGACGGCCTCCGGGTGCCACTGCTGCACACCGAACATGACGACGAACCGCTGCTCCTCGTCGGGGCCGGGGTTGTTCCGCACCGGGGTGTGCCCGACGACGTGGTAGACGTCGACGACGTCGTCGGCGGTGTCGTTGGAGCCCTCGAACCCGAACACCCAGTAGCCCTCGACCTCGCCGCCACCGAACTCGGTCATGGCCGCCGAGTCGCCCGCGAAGTTCTGGACCTTGAACGTGATCTCGAGGGTGCCGCCCTCGCTGCCCGGGTACTCCGAGTTGAACTTCCGGTCGATGGAGCCGGTGTCGATCATGTTCCGCTGGGACGGAAACGAGATCCCGTTCTTCGGGATGTACGAACTGTAGTCGGTGCCAGCACCTACCTCGGCGGCGGTGGGTGCGGCGATGTCGTCGATGCCTTCGGCCGCAACGAACGTCGCGACCAGCTTCTCTTCATAGCTGAGGGGGGGCATGGTCTACTCCTCGGGGTTGCTGTCGGTGGGCTGGTCGCCCGGTTCGCCGCCGTCAGGTTCTGCCGGCGGTGTCGGTTGCGGCCGAAGACGCCAGCCGCGGGGCTTGTAGATGGCCTCGTAGGCACGCCTCGAGGTGCGAAGCTGGCGGCCGTCCCGGTAGATCGGGGTGTCGGAGGGCATGACGGCTCCTAGGTCCAGGCGTGGAGGGCGAACCGCGGGTACGCGTAGAACAGGGGCGGCCCGCCTGTGTCGTCGTCACGGACGATGGCGGGACGGGGCAACGGTCGGGCCCGCCAGTCCTCGTCGGCTGCCAGGATCAGCGTGTGGACCTGGTCGGCGAGCCACTCGGCCTGTTCCCGGGTCGTAGCGACACAGGAGGCTTGGACGGTGGCGTCGACCTCGGCCCAGACGGCACCGCCACCGATCGCGCCGTCGTAGACGTCGGACAGCGGGTAGACGATGACGTAGGGGGCGGCCAGGACCGTGCCGGACCCGTCGGGCCGCGTCGTGTTGTTCCCGTCGCCGACGGTGAGCCCGCCGTCACGGAGGACCTCGACGACGTCGGACGTGATCGTCCTCACAGCACGTCCTCGAACTCGGCCGCTTCCATGACCCGTCCCGCGGTGCGGTGCAGGAACGGGTCAGGGTCCTGCACGCCCGGTCGGCCGTACTCGATGAACTGGGCGACGGGCACGCCCTTGGGGTCACGGTTCGTTGGGCCTACCCGTCGGGACCTCTGCCCGACCCTGTCTACGGTGATCGAGTCGTGAGTCTCCCAGGAGTCCTTCGGGACCTCTTCCCGCATGATGTCGGCGACACCCTCGGCCCACCGGTCGAGGAGGTCGCCCATCTTCGCGCCGGTACGGTCAGCGCGCTGCTGGAGAGACTCTGCAGCGGCGATCAGATCAGCGGCACGGACCTTGACGCTCGCCATCAGGCCAGCACTTCCTCGCAGATCAGCCTGCGGTTGGTGGGCAGCGACGACTTGCGGACGTCGAGGACACGGAGCTCGACCCCGTCAAGGTTCGGGTCGGCCGTGTCAGCCACGGTCACCAGATCCTCGACGTGGATCGCCGCAGCCAGCCCACCGAGGGTGACCTGGTACTGCCGCAGCGACGTAGGGCCGTCACCGAACTGGGCCACCCGGTCCTGCCCGATCGGCATCACCAGGCACGGGCCGGTGTAGACGGTGATGTCGGCCGGGTCGGTGTAGGTGCCGGTGGCCGGGTTGAACGTGGGGACGCCGTCGGGGTCTTCCCGCACGATGGTGCAGGTCGAAGTCATCCATCGGGCGTGGTGGGCGGCGATGCCAGGCGAGGGGCCCAGCATCACAACGACCCGTTGAGGTAGCCGTCGTAGTCGTCCCGCCGCGATACGGGCAGGTGCGACGACAGGTTGAGCGCCCCGATCGGGGACTTCGCCGCGGCCTTGCGGATCTCCCGGGCCTCGTACCGGGTGGCGAACACCCCGGTGGTCGACGACACCGAGTACGAGTAGCCGTCTGCAGCTTCCTGCGTGAACCCGTGCGGGTTGTCCAGCCCACGCCGGACCATCGCCACCACCACAGGAACGACCGCGCCCGGGACCGTCCCCGGGTCGTCTGCGTCCCAGGTGTCGGTGATGGTGGCGTCGTTCACGATGTTGGCCACCAGCGCCGACGCGTCCTCGATCAGGGCTACGACCTGGACGTACTGGGTGTTGGTCAGGTCACGGCCGGTACGGGCCGTCCACTGCTGGACGGTGATCAGGTCAGCCATGGTCCACCTCGTACGGGGAGGGGTCGGGGAAGCGGGCGCGCAGGTGCCGTCCGACCTTCCCGTCCGCGAACGACCGGTCGAAGGTGGACACCCACCTCTGCCGGTCGGACCAGGTCGCGGTCAGACTGGTGATCTTCGGGTCGTCGTGACGCCGGCCGCCGACCTTGGCGACGTTGCCGTAGAGGGTCCGCTTGTGCAGCACCTCGATGTTGGCGCTGGCGGAACGGTCGAGGACCTCGAGCATCAGCTCGGAGCGGATCTTCATGGGGACGTGGAGCTCGTAGTTCAGCGGCCGTTCGTGGCCCCACCTGACGAGGAGGTCGTAGGTGGCTGCCTGCCCGTCGCGGTGTGACCGGCGGCGGCGGGCCCGGACCGGGCGTGCAAGGGCCTGACGGGACGGTTCCACCGGGCCGCGATGCCAGTTCGGGATGGTGGTCCGTTCCAGGGCGAAGAAGTCGTCGTTCCACAGCGAGAACGTGGCCGAGATCTCGTCCGACCGGCACGCCTCGTAGACGGCACGGGTCGTGTTCCGCCACTTCGTGGAGTGTTGCGGGGTGGGTACGTGGCCGACGTTGCCGACCCATGGCGGCTTGTGTCCGACGATCCACACGTTGCCGTGGGCGATGTTGGCCAGTGAACGCAGCGAGTAGCGGAGCTCCTCGTGGGTGCCGCCATGTCCGACGACGTAGACGACATCCACGAGGGCCCTTCCTGACAGCTGGGGAGACCTGGTCAGGTCTCCCCAGCGTCGGATCAGCTCGAGGCGACGCCGAGCTTCACGATCCGCGGGTAGTCGCTGCCGGACGCGGGCGAGTCCTCGTCGTGGACCGCAGCGGCACCAGCGAACGTGGACAGCACCGACGCGTCCGAGAGGACGTCCGGGTCGTACTGGAAGATCTGCCGGATGTTGACACCGTCACGGCTGACCGTGGCGGTCTCGTTCGCCCCACGCGGGGTCGACGGCAGCTTGTTGGCCCACACGAACCCGGACCGGTGGTAGGCCACGGCCGTGTCGGTGTCGAGCCCGTTGGACTCCACCACGGTGAACCCGAGGTAGCGCCCGATGATGGCGTCCCGCAGTGCCGAGTCGGCACCGGACGCGTCGACCCGGATCAGCTCGTCCAGGGACAGGAGCCGGGTGGCGATGGAGGGCGACACAGCGAGGAACCGGTCGCCGGCCGGGACGTCGGCCTCGCCGAGGGTCTCGCGAGCACCGAGGATGGTCGCCTTGGTGTCGTCGGCGGTCGCCGACGCTGCGAACTCGGCGTCGACCGCGAGGTCGTTCATCGCGGTGGCCAGAGCGTCCTCCGCACCGGTCGCGACTGCGGCGGCCTGCGGCGCAGAGATCTGCGACGCGAAGTCCTCGAGGTTGAGGGACAGGTCCTCGTCGGTGACGTGGTACGCGTCGTACAGGTGCGACAGCGTGACCTCGACCGCGACCTCGTTCTGGTCGTCGTAGGTGATGCTGGACCCGGCGGTCGCCTGGGTGCGGGCGCTGCGGGGCTTGCGGACACGGACGGTGATGGTCTCACCGTTGGGGCCGGTGAACCCGGCCGCGGGGACCATGGTCACGGTCCGGCCGAGGACCAGACTGCGGGTGATGAGCGGGATCGCGACACGCGCGATGCCCTGGGCGGTCAGAACAGCCATCGTTCAGCTCCTTGGTTGTATGACCGCACCAGGCGGCCGGTCAGATGCGACCCTTGGACAGGATCCTGTTCGCGATCTCGTCGGGGTCGGGTTCGGGGTCGTCGCTGTTGGACGCTCCGGGCTTGAGCCGTTCCTTGGGCCTGCGTGACGGGGGCGTGGCACCCTCGCCGTCGAGGCCGAGATCGGCTATGAGCTCCTCGGCGTCCGCTTCGAGCTCTTCGCGGGTACCGCCGACGAGCCGGCGTGCCTGGCTCTTGGTCAGCCCCCGCTCGAGGGCGATCTCGAACCGGACCGCGTCGGCCTGTGCGGTGGTGAGGTTCTTCTCCAGGTCGGCCAGCTTCTCGCTGGTGCGTTCCTGGTCGGTCTTGTCGCGGTCCTCGAACTCCTTGACTTGGAGGCGGTATTGCTTGGCCTCCTCGTTGGCCTTGGCGAGGGCCTTGACGACCGGGTGGTCATCGGGGAGGCGGCCGTTGTCGGCCGCAGGTTCGGGCTGGTGGTCGTCCGTCGTTTCGACGGGCTCTTCGGCAGGTGCTGTTTCGGTCTCAGCCGTCACGGCTTCGGCCTTCCTTGCTCAGTCCGCCCCGTCGCGGGGCGGGAGGTCTTAGGTGAACGCTGGTTCGGCGGTGCAGCCGCAGTGGTCGTGGGCCTCGAACCCGGCGGCTGACGTCTTCGCCCTCACTCCTTCGGCGGCGATGCCGGCACAGAACTCGCACGGATCCGAGTCGGTGACACGCCGCCAGCCGCGGGCGCGGGGGTCGTCCCGCAGGGTGCGGGTCAGCGTGTCGCGGCCTGCTTCGAGAACCTGGCGGGTGACCGACCCGGACACCTTGGTCAGGGTGATGCCGGCCACGTCGCGGCCGCCGCGGGCGATCTGCTTCTTCGCGCCGATCGGGCCGAGGATCCGCAGGGTGGCACGCAGGAGGGTCTCGTCTGGGTCCTGTGCCGCCCGGATCTGGGCCTGACCGGGTACCCCTTCGATGCTGCGGAACGTCTGGTAGTAGTTCGCAGCGATCGCGGTGGAGTCACGCCTCCGGGCCCGTATCAGCGTGACCAGGCCCGCTTCGAGCGGTGGCCAGGTCCCGTCGATGTCGGCAAGGTCGAACGTGGGCCACAGGGCGAGCAGGTCTGCGAGGGTCTGGGACCGCAAGGCCAGTTGCCGCTGGCGTTGCAGTTCGGTGATCTGACGGCCGACCGCGGTGACAGCCATCAGAACGTCGGTCCGGCGCCCATCTGCCGCTGCAGCAGTTCGGCGAGGTTGCCGAGCTCTCCACCATCAGCGGCCATGGCCTTCCACGACTGCACCTCGTCCTGGGTGACACCAGGGACGCGTTCCCACAGGGCCTCGGGCGGTACGCCGAGCATCTGGACGAGCTTGCCGAGCGCGTCGGCGGTCTGCGCCAACGACCGGGCTTCCATGTCACGCCACCGCACCCACGCGGTCGGGTCGATGTCGAACCCGGCGAGGTAGCCGGCCAGTTCGAGGGTCTGCTCGTGGGACTCCCCGAGCATCGTCTTTCGTTCCTCGAGCTTGCGATTGTGCGAGTCACGGGCCGCCGCCAACGCTTCAGCAGACAGGTTCGCCAGCTGGCCGAGGAGCTCGTGCACCGGCGTCTGCGAGATGGTGGCCAGATGCCGCAACGATGCTTCGCGGGACTCGATGTAGCCGTCGAGTTGGGTCTGCTCGAACTCGCCGATCTTCATCTGGTCGGGGTCTTCGTCGAACGTCCACAGCTTCTGGGCGGACGCCTTGAGGGCCTGCTCTTCGGACTCGGCGAGCCAGCCGATGATGTACCGCTGCCGGTGCGCGCCGTAGTGCTGAGCGACAAGCAGTGAGAAGGTGGTCAGGTTGATCTGGTCCTGCAGCCGTAGCAGCGGTTCGACGTCGCCCTGCACCGGGTCGTCGAGGTCATCGGTCGGCAGGTAGCGGACCACCGGGCACACCCCGGCGCCATGCTCCTCCGCGGCGATGAACGTCGGCCGTTCCTCGCCAGGTTCGACCCCGACCCAGTAGGCCGCCTCCTGGTCGAACAGCCGCCACATTTCACCGCGGGCAGTGGACCGCTTCTCGAGGGCCCACATGGGCCAGTCGTCCCCGTCGGCGTACAGGGTGGTCATCTTGCGGGGGGACGCGCCACGGATGACAGGGAGCGGATCGCCGGGGAGGACCGTGGTGTACGCGGCGCCGTAGGACATCGCCGACCGGTGCACCCCGACCTGGCGTGCCTTCATCCGGTTGGCACGCCACAGGTCCCACGCCGGCTGCTCTTCGATGTCGTCGTGGGTGCGGTAGTGGTCGACGTAGAGGGCCTGCACCGACGCGGACACGATGAACGGGAGCACGTTGACGCGAGACATGGACGCCAGCCGGTGCACCTCGTTCGGTGTCCCCTGCGGAAGCCAGGTGAGGCGCTGCTCGTCACGGAGGTAGAGGCGAAGCAGCTCGAGCCGTGACTGTTCGCTGCCACGGACGTCGATCATGTCCTTGACCTGGTCGACCGCCTGCCCTGGGGTCAGCGCCACGACGGCCTCCTCGGTCTAGTAGAACGCGGCACGGCCGGACCGTTCCCTGGGCTTCTCGTAGGACCCGACACACCACAGCGCACCGGTCACAGCGACCAGCGGTGCAGCGTCAGCGCCGGACTTCCGCCGGTCCCACGCCCACGCATCACCCACCGGGCGTGTGGCAGCGTTCGCAGCGGCCTGATCCAAGATCGGTTGTTTCAGATGGGCGAGCGGGACACCCGAGTCCCCATCACCGACAGCGGCACGGACGTGGTCGTACAACTCGCCGGTGCCTGACACCCCGTCCCACTCGACGACAGCGATCCCGGCGTCCTTCAGCGGCTGGACCAGCGACGACGCCGGGCACCGCTTCGCCTGCACCGCCACCGCATACCCGGCCCGTTCGGGATGTTCCGGGTCGGTGAACCACCCGACCACCCAGTCGATCCCGGCCCGCGACTCGATCACCTCGACGTGCGGCCGACCATCCTCACGCCACCCCGCCGCAGCGATGTGCGCCACCGACCGGTCCCACGACACGTCGACACACAGCCCGATGTCAGAGGTCGCGGCGATCTGGGAGTCGACGTCGAGGGACGCCTCCCATCCGCCCTGCGGGAACGGGCCCTCCCGCGTTCCTTCCATCCACTGGCACAGCACCTCGGTGCGGAACACCCACTCGGGGTCGGTCTTCGCCGCGGACGCGATCGCCCGCTCCGACACCGTGTAGCCCAGTGCAGGGTTCGCCTGCCGCCACCCGTCCCGGTCCGACACCGAACAGCCCGGCGGTGCAGACCACTCGAACAGGCCGAGGGAGTCATCTTGGAGGGTGTCGCCCTCTTCCGGTTGGAGGGCGTCGGACTCTGCCACGATCCCGTCCGGGTCGCCCAGCGCCTCGTGCGCCATCTTCCGCAGCCACCGCAGCACGATCGAGGAGGCGTCCCCGGCGTTCGACGCGGCCCACACCATCGCCAGCGCCCGGGCCATCGTCGTCTTCGTGACCGCAGCCCACGCCTCCCACGACTGGTGCTCGCGGAGCTCGTCGAGGAGGACCAGGTCGCCGGACAGTCCACGGCCGCCACGGCGTGACGCCGCCGCAACCTTGTACCGCTGCCCGCCGGTCAGCTTCAGGAACTTCTTCCCGTTGACCTTGGAGACCTGCTCGATCTCCTCAGCGAGGTCGGGGATCTCCTCGGCGATGTCGACAGCGCCCTGCCACACCTCTTCGGCCACGTCCAGGTTCTGGGCGGTCCCGATGACCAGCTTCACACCGAACAGGTACATCATCCACAGCGACAGGACCTGCAGCGCCGTCGACTTGCCGTTCTGCCGGCCGACCAGCACCACCACGGTACGGAACCGGAACGTCCCGTCGGCCAGGAGCTCGAGGGCGTGGATCAGCAGCCACCGCTGCCACGGGAGGAGCTCGAGGTCGAGGACCTCCTCGGCGAACTGTGCCGCCCAGAACCCCAACGACGTCCGGGCAGTGAGGGCACATCCGCAGCCGCACGGACCTGCACGTCCCTGCACGAGCGGTGGAGTCCAGACCCGCGGGGTCGTGGACCCGGTCAGACGGTCAGCTAGCCCTGCCACCCCGGATCGACCGGAGCTCCGCGAGCTTGCTACCACTGCGGTCCTCCGACTTGCCGAGTTTCAGGCGGGACAGCGGGGTCAGCCCAAGCTCGGTCGCGTACTTGAGGTAGGTGGGCTTGGTGACGTTGTCCATCGGCGCGTCACGGTCACGTTCCGGCATCCCGTCGATGACACGGGCCAGATCGAGGAGGACCGCGACGGTGCCGTCGTCCATCGGGGTGAGATGCCTCGCCGACTCGACAGCCTGCAACGTCTGGCCGTAGATGTTCCCCTCGACCTTCGGGGGATGCTTCGCACGCTGGTGGGAGGCCAGACCCGACACGGTGCGGAAGTCGTCCCGGCCGCACTCGTCACAGGTGTGTGCCATGCTGGTCGGTTCTCCTCGTGCGTGACCCCCCGGTCGATCCCAGGGGGGAGAGGGCCTCT